TGTGGAAAAGTTGACAAAAAAGAAGTAAATATGTTATAAATAATTAAAGGATGATCGGAAAACCGAAATCCAGACACAGGCAGGAAAGCTCTCGAGGTGTTTGGCGGTCCGGTTTCTTTGAATAACAAAAGAAAACAAAACCTGCGAAGAGCTTACCCGGCTGACGGGAGAGCGCAATGCCGTTAAAGAAAGGACAGACAAACAACCCCAACGGACGTCCGCGGAAGAACGCGTCGCTGACAGAGTATCTGGCAAAGTACGGAAATAAAAAAGTTGACTTTCCGGGAAACCCTGAATTACACGGGCTTAAACTGCGTGACGCGCTTGCGAAGAGACTGTGGCAGCTTGCGGTATACAACAAAGATATGACGGCAATTAAGTATATTTTCGACCGGATAGACGGAAGACCGGCGCAGACGATAATAACGGACATCGACCGCGGCAATATGCCCGTATTCAAAGCAGTCCAAAAGGAACTGTTCACCGAAGACGAACTTGAAGGAAAACAAGATGAAGGAACTCTGGGGCCCCCAGAAGAGGCAGGCGCAGGCGCTGGCGAATAATTCGTTCGAGCTGCTGTACGGCGGCGCCGCTGGCGGAGGCAAGAGCGACTTCCTGCTGGCGGATTTTATATCATTTGCCAACGAATGGCGTGAAGACTGGAAAGGCATTCTATTTCGCAGGACATATCCTGAGTTAGAAAGCTTAATCGACCGGGCTAAACAATTATACCAGCCTTTGGGAGCGATATGGAAACAGGCTGAACGCACATTCTATTTCCCTACCCGTTCCAAACTGCAAATGCGTTTTATAGAGAACGATAATGACGTAACGCGTTATCAGGGACAGGCGTATACATGGGTAGGCTTTGACGAATTGGGGAACTACCCTACCGATTATTGCTGGCGGTACATGATGAGCCGGGCCCGCAGCGCCGCGGGAGCTCCCTGTTATATCCGCGGAACGGCAAACCCGGGCGGCGTAGGGCACGCGTGGATCAAAGCAAGGTTCATAGACGGATACGAGCCGGGGAAGATATACAAAACCAAAGAAGGGTTAACGAGATGTTTTGTTAAGGCGCTTATACAGGATAATAAGAAGCTGTTAGACAACGATCCCGATTACATGAAGCGCCTTGCAATGCTGCCGTCCCACTTAAGGCGTGCGCTTTTAGATGGCGACTGGGACGTATTCGCCGGGCAGATATTTGATGTATTTAGGCGCGAGAAACATGTAGTTAAACCATTCCCGCTGCCGCCGGGACAGTGGAAAAGATTTTATTCGCTGGACTGGGGCTTTGCCAAGCCGTTCAGTTTAGGCAAGTGGGCGGTAAACGCCGAAGGCAGAATGGTACGTTACGGCGAATGGTACGGATGCGCGCAACACGAGCCGAACACGGGGATAAGAATGGGCGCCGGCGAGGCCGCGGAGAAAGCATGGGGAGGCGCTATTGCGGAAGGCGTAACCGAATGTGTCGGCGATCCGGCAATATGGAATAAGACCGATGACGGGCCAAGCGTCGCGGAGAAATGGAAAACGGCAGGTTTCAAAATGATCCCGGCGAATAACGATCGTGTTAACGGGCTTGTGCAAGTCTACGAGCTGATGAAGACGGAGGGCGAGGACGGCAAGCCCATGCTTTTAATATTCGATCATTGCACGGATTTTATAAGGACGATACCGGTACTTACTCCGAACCCGCAGCGTCCGGAAGACGTTGACACGAAGCTGGAAGATCACATTTACGACGAGAGCCGTTACGCCTGCATGAGCGATTTCGCGTATCATCCGGTGAACGCGCTTCGTAAGCAAAACGGGAGCTGGAACCTGGGGAAACGAAGCGCCAGCTGGGACCCGCTTGCGGATAGTTAAAAAAAACACTTGACGGGTTCTGCGTTAATATGTTATAACAGGATCAAGTAAAAAATATTGGCTACCGGAAAACCGGCGCTGATAGATAAATCCAAATTCCGCTATGCTTGCGTTAACGCGCTGCATCGGCGGCAGGAGTGTCTATGCGCCGGGGAAGCGTTGAAGAAAAAGAATTAACATCCGATCTTAAGAGACGGTATGAACGCCTTAAACAAGAACGCGACAAGCGGCTTTCCGACTGGAAGGACGTACAGCGTTATGTCGCGCCATCCGTAATCAACTGGGACAATCCGCAGGATAAAATCCCAAAACGCCCGAAACGTTTTACAAGCCGGCCTACCCAGTTCGCGCGCACCCTGCGTTCAGGACTCGTTGGCTACTCTATCTCCCCAAACATTGTCTGGCAGAAACTTTCATTTGAAGATTTACAGCACCTCGACTTATACGGCGTGAAAGACTGGCTTGAGGAAGTGGAAAGGAAACTTTACGCGGAGTTCAGAAGATCCAATCTGTACCAGCAGGCGGGGTTATTAATAGACAGCGCGATACAGTACGGACACGGAGTGATGCTTATAGACGAAGTAATCGGCGATAACAGACTGCGTTTTACTACCCTTAGGGTACAGGAAGTATTTATCGACATAGACGAATTTGACAGACCGGATACTGTTTTCCGCAGGTACACGATGACGCTCCGAAACGCCGCTTCCTTCTTTGGCGAGGATAATTTGAGCGATGCGAGAAAGCTCGATTATGAGAACAAGGACAGCAGAGACAAGGAGATAACGATTCTTCACGCGGTATACAAACGCGAAGACATTGACGGCGACTCGCCTGACGTAAAAAATATGCTTTACGCGTCTATTTACATTGACGAAGGCGAAGATTATATCCTGCTTGAATCGGGGTACAACGAGTTTCCTTACGCCGTATTTATGTGGGAGCCTGTCGCCGGTACGCCTTACGGGGAGTCGCCTTCAATCCACGCGTTGGATGATATACGCATACTCAACAAGATAGACGAAGCGAAGCTGCGTGTCGCGCAGATGGCGGGCGATCCCGCCTACAACGTGCCCAATTCCATGAGGGGAAGCGAAAACGTCGTTCCCGGCGGATACAATTATTTTGAAAAGCCGGATGAGATTGTTTCGCCTGTAAACTCCGGGATTAATTTTCCTATCGCTCTTGAATCGTACAAGGATATCGAAGACCGGGTTAAGGACTGGTTTAACGTAGATTTTTTCCTTGCGTTGCAGCAGCAGCGTCCGGCGAATATGACGGCGACTTACGTTATGGAGCTGCAGGGCGAGAAGGCTGCAATACTTTCCGATCTTGTAGTCAATCTAAATTCCGCATTGGAAAAAATAATACAGCGGAGTTTCAACATACTTTACAGACAAAGAAAAATACCGCAGCCGCCGCAGGAACTTGAAGGCACGGGAGCGCAGCTCAAAGTAGATTTTATGGGACCGCTTGCGCAGGCTCAAAAGAAATATCACGAATCCGGAGGCATATCGCAGAGCCTTAATCTCATTGGCGCTGTTGTTCAAATCGCCGGGCAGGAAGCGCTTGATACCGTAGACTTCCACCAGACGCTTAAGACAGGCCTTGAAGGGCTTGGCTTTCCGCAAAACGCCATCCGCGAAGACAGAGACGTTGAAGAGATGCGCAAGCAGCGGGCTATGGCACAACAGCAGGCGCAGCAGCAGGCTATGGCAATGGAACAACAGAAACAAATCATGGGCAACTACAACAAATTAAACGAGCCGGTACGGCAGGGGTCGGCATTGGCTGATATGCAGGAACAAATGTCAGGAGGATTGAAGTGATGCAGAATAAAAAACCTTTATGTTTTTGGAACAATAAAAAACTTTCGGAAGAAGAAAAAAATGAAATGTTAATAGAAACCTGTCAAAAGGTATTCAGTACCGAAGACGGGAAAATCGTTCTTAATATGTTGATGACAGATCTGCGCATGTTCGATCCGGCGAATACAAAGCGCGAGAAATATCTTAACGAATATGCAAAATTTTTTATCCAGAAACGGCTGGGAGTAGGCGGTACAAAATCCTTAACGGACTTTATCGCCGAGACCTCCGTTTCCGGAGGAGGTTAATAAAATGCAGAACCTGATTAACAGGGTAAAGCTAATGCTGGCGCCGGACGGCGCCGGCGGCGGATCGACGGATAACGGGACCCAGCAGCCCGGTAACGTTGATTTACTTTCAAGCGCGTTTGCTGGCGCTGGCGGAGAGAAGCCTGCGGCTAAACCTGCGACAAGCGGGGAAGCGGCTGCGGGGGGAACGGAAACCGAAAGCGGATCTAAAAATGACAAACAGGGCCTTGCGCCCTGGGCGGAACAACTGCCCGCGGAGCTGCGGGATAACAAAGACTTTGCGGCAAAGCTTGCAAAATTCACGAAGGTTGGAGAAATGGCGAAAGCTTATCTTGAACTGGAAGGAAAACAGACTGGCATTGCCATTCCCGGCAAAGACGCGAAACCCGAAGCGATCGCGGAGTTCTGGGAAAAGGTTGGAAGGCCCAAGGCGGCAGACGGTTACAGTTTCGCTAAAGACAGGGATAACGATGGAATGGCTTTCGCACAGGCCGCGTTCGGCGCCAATCTGACGGAAACGCAGGCGGCCGCCATGCTCAAGAACCTTCAGGAGATTGGGCAGAAAAACGCGGCAGCATGGAAAAGCGCAAGCGAGCGCAAGTTAACCGAAACCGCGGCCGCTCTTGAGAAAGAGTACGGCAGCAAGTACAAGGAAAACATGGAGCTGCTTACACGCGGGCTTGCAGCTGCGGGCCCCAATGTTGCCAAGTTATTGGGACAGGCGGGACTGTCCGGAGAGCCTGAAATCGTTAAAGCATTTATCGCTTACGGGAAAATGACCGCGGAAAGCGGATCAACCCGGGGCGGGAACGCTGACGCATCCTTGAAATCGGTATTCGAGGGTGCCACGTTCGATTTTAGAAATTAGGAGATTTAAATGCCAGTTTTAAACATGAACGATCAGATGACGGCGCTGGAAATCGCAAGACGCGCCAACGCGCCTGATCCGTATCACATTATCGAGCTCATGGGGCTTACAAATGAAATGCTGCTGGATGTTCCGGCGCACGAAGCGAACAACGGCGTTATTAACGTAACGCTCCAGAGAGCTATCAAACCTATGGGCGAAAACAGGATTTACAACAAGGGCGTCGGCAAAGCGGCTACACAGACAAAAACCGTGAACGATCGCATCGCGATGCTTGCGGAATATTGCGATGTTGACGCGGATATGCTGGACCATTCCGGCAACACCAGAGCCGCAAGAATGAGTGAAGCCGTCGCAATCATCAAGGGAATGGGCCTGACGCAGGCGGAAACGCTTATCTACGGGGACGGCGACAAGCCCGAAGAGTTTGACGGGCTTATGAAAAGGTACAACAGCCTTTCGAATAAGAACGTTGTCGATGCCGAGGGTACGGGCAGTACCCTTACCAGTATTTACCTCATCGCGTTGGGTCCGGATTTGTTCCACCTGATTTACCCAAAGGGTTCAAGCAGCGTGGGTGTAAAAAGAGAAGACCTTGGCAGGCGGCATATATCGGACGGCGCCGGGGGTGAATATCCCGTGTACAGCGACTACTATACGGCGCAGTACGGTATCTCCGTGCGTGCGCCAGAAGCGGTCAGGCGTATAGCCAATATTCCTGCGACTATCACAGGCGATGCTCTCGTAGACATCATTCTTGAAGCACGCGCACGGATGCCGCAGGGCGCCGCGAGTTACGTCATGTACAGCAATGTCGATATTCAGATCAAGCTGGACAAGGCGGCAAGGGACAAGGGCAACGTGGTTTACACCGCGGCTGATCCTTGGGGCAAACAGATCAACTATGTGCGCGATTTGCGCTGCCGCCGCATGGATGTGATTCGTTCAACAGAATCGCAGATAGCGTAAGGAGGCTGGAAGAATGGGAAATTTTTTATACGACAAACTTAACAGCTTCGGCAAGCTTACTGCTGCCGGAGATTTTCCGGACACTATCAATCTGGGTGAGGCATCAATTGAGCGGATGACAGTTGATCTGAAACTGCCTACAGGGGAGTTTTCAGGCGGACCGGTTACCGTTACGGTGAAGGGCTGCGATACCGCAGGCGGTACTTACGTGAACATCGTGCAGAGCGGCCCGGTAAGCGCGGCGATGATCGACGCGGGCTACGGGCTGCCGGTTCCAAAGACAAGTTTCAAATTCATCAAGGTTGCGGTTTCCGTTACAAGCCCGGCAACGTTCACTGGAACGTTGGAAGCGATCATCAATTCCTATGTGGGGGTTTAGCCTGTGAAGATATTAGGGGTTGATATTGGAAAAAACAACAACCACCAGGCAAACACCGAAAACGGCAAAGCGAAAGGTTATATCTATCGCTGCGCCGTGAGCTGCACTTACAACGGTAAGTTCTACCGGGAGGGCGATACTCTCGTCCTGTCGGAGAAAAAAGAAATTCCGCATTTTAATCCAGTGGAAAAAGGCGAATAGCCGATTGCCTGACCGTCTGTATCCTCCCTGAATTCAGGCGGTCAGGTTTTTTTAAAAGGATACCGGCATGAATATGAACATTGAGATTGTAAACCGCGCTCTGTATGCTACCGGACAGAATACGCTTTCCGATAAAGATATCTTTAGCAAAAACGCAGGTTACAATCTTTGCAAGGCGCATTACATTACAACTTTTCTTGAAGCGCTGTCAGAAGTTGAGTGGGTAGGCGGCAGGAAGCGCGACAAGCTTGTACGCACGGGCAGGCCTGTCGCCAGGGACAGGAAATACCGCTTCGCCTACGATATACCGTTTGACTGCGCCCGGCCCGTTGAATTGCAAAACAACGAATATTTTATTGTAGAGGACAGGCTTATCCTTACGAACGCGCATCGCGCCGAGCTGCTGTACGTTTCCAACGGAAAGAAACTGCGTCCCATCGCGTTGGCTTCCGCGGGAAAACCAGGTGAATTGCCTGAGCATGAATATTTTACCGCCGGGCAGCCGTGGACGGAGCCGGACGTAACGTTATACCCGGGAACGCCGGCAGATATCGATGACGAGCTGCCGCAAGACCCCGAACCGGAAGAAGATTATCCCGATTACATCGCTCTTGATTACGAGCCCAAGTTTTTTGAATATATCGAAAAGCGGCTTGCGGCGAAGTTCGCTATGAAGCTGTCGGACAATCCGCAGCTGCACGCGCAAATGCTGCAGGAAGCCATGTTCATAAAACAGGAAGCGGTCATCACAAGCCGTGCCGGTAGGGCCGCGAAGGTGAAGGAAAAGCCGTGGTGGGAGCAGGAACTGGGGCTGGGGGAATAAGAGGGTTGTATGTTAATAACAAATTTTGCAACAGGGGAACTTTCAGAAACTTTATTTGGTAGAACCGATCTGTCACAGTATTACAGCGGCGCGGCGCGGATTGAAAACTTTGACGTTATTCCTATGGGAGGGCTAAAACGGCGCAGCGGTATGGAGCGGCTGCTTAAGCTGGATAAAGGGGACGGCCGTATTATTCCCTTTATCGTGAACCGTGATTTGGGATTCCTTCTGTACATAACACCTTTGCAAATAACCGTATACAAGCTGGTAAAAGGCCAACTCTCCCCAGGTACGGCGCCGGTGCTAAGCAGCAGCTATAACGCGAATGAAATCGATGAAGTACAGTACGCGCAAAATTTTGATACCATGATTCTGTGCCATGAAAATTACCCTCCGCTGGAAATAAAACTTGTAAATGAAACACTAAGCACGGGATTACTGGAAATTGATCTGCACGTGGAGTTTGTCGTAGACGAAAAAATTACCGAGGAAGACAAGGATGATTACCCCGATAAAGACGTACAGTATGAAAGCAAAAACTGGCTTGCCGGCGCAGGCCATTATCCTGCCGCGGTGAGTTTCATAAACGGGCGTTTGGTGTTTGCCTGCACTAAAAACAACCGGCAGCGCATATTCGCAAGTGCAATAAAAAAACCGGACGAACCGTATAATTTCTCAACCTACAAATATTTTCTTACTGAAAAAAGAGAGTACACGGCGGTTTTTGGGAAAATCGACCCATACGATACAAGCATAATAAACGGTATCACAACCGACAATTCGTCTTATATTATTAATAATTTTTCCAAGCCGGTTGAAGAGTATTTTGTCGATTCTCATCTGTTGTACCCGCCTGATACTAAAATTGAATCCATCAGTTTAAACAGGCTAAAACTGACAAAAGGCATGATAAACCCCGCGTTGATTCTCGATATTCCAAAGATACAGAAAGAGCTTCAGGATAAAATAGACGCTTATGATTATAACAATGACAATCCGGAGGAATATACGGTATACACACGTCACTGGAAAACCAGTTCCCCGGGAGGTGAAATGGAGAGGGAGATAGATGTTAAATGTTTTGTAAAAGCAAGTTCCCTCGATGTCACTTATTATTGCAGAGGAAAAAGTTATAATAATAATAACTGGCAGGTTATATCAGACGAAAGATGGACAAAAGACATTACGGTGGAAACCGCGGAAGAAATAATAAAGAATGATTCTGCGGCTATTGAAGCCGTTACTGCCGAAATACTTGCGAAAATAAACCAGAACATAACTTTGGCTAAAAATAATTCTCCCGATGTATCAAGTGAATATATATATTTGCAATTTGATATTAAGAATGAATATGAAGAGCAAAAAACACTCGCTGTACAAAAACTGTATGATAACATAAACGCGACTATGTTTTTCGTATTACAGGTGTTTTCAGGGTCGGAAACGTTCTACGAGTACCCGGAAAATTTAATGTCGCAGGTAATGGATAGAATCATTAATACTGACACTGCGTATGTTGCGTTTTATTCACGCGAAGTAATCGCCGACAAATACCCCACTCCGGACTGCGGTTTCACTTTCGAAATAGCCAGCGATGCGAACGACGCGATCCGCTGGCTGGCGGTGAACAAGGGATTAATCGTGGGCACAGAAACAAGCGAGTGGATTATCCCGCCTGATATACACGCGACCAATGTACAGGCGACCCTGAACAGCCGCTACGGCAGCGATAAAATACAGGGGACTGCCGTAGGAGATGCCACAATCTTTTTTCAAACGGGCAAGAAAGCAATGGTCGAGTACTACATCCCCCAGCAGGACAATAATTTCCGCGCAAACAATATGGCGATGATGGCGATGCAGATATTGTCCGAAAGCCCCGCGAAGGATTTTGAT